TTGGTAATCTTAACAACACCATTAGCAAGCTGATTGAATCCAGACCCTGCTTTTTGAGCAGCCGTACCGATTGAGTTGAACACATTAGCCAGGCTATTCAATACACTACTAATTGCACTACCTGCTGAGGTGATTACGCTTGAAATACCTTCAAACGCTGATTTGATACCGTTTCCGATACCTTGCGCCGCTGTACTGATTGATGTCCCGACTGATTGCACTACGCTGGCAATCCCTTGTAAGGCTGCTCCGATAGCTGAACCAGTAGCACTAATAATGCTTGCCACACCGCTGAGAGCCGTACTGATAGCCGTACCGATACCCATTGCAGCGGTAGCAATAGCCATTCCTGCTGCTGACACAACCGATGCAATGCCACTAAATGCAGCACTAATCACACCGCCAATTGCCGTAATGATAGGCACGATTTGAGTGATTGCTGTAACAATCGCTGAAATGATTTGGGTGATTATAGGTGCTAACGTTTGGACAACGGTAACGATAGCAGAGATCACTTGACTGATTACCGGTGCCATCGTCTGAACGACTGTAACAATCCCTTGAATCAAGGTCATAATGACTGGTGCCGTTGCTTGAATAGCCTGCACGATTACTTGTAAGACCATTGCAATCTGTGGCCCGAATTGGCCGATTACTTGAGCAACTTGGACGATGCAATTTGCAATGACTGGAGCAATCGCCACGATAGCGTTAGCAATGATCTGAGCTACTACCGTGATTGTGTCACTAATGATTTGGACAATCGGAGTTACTGCAGTAACTACTGCACTGATTGCTGAACCTAGAGCAGTAGCCAAACCACTAAAAGCGTCAATGATAGCTGGCAGCGTTCCTAAAATAGACGTCCAAGCATTCCCAAACGCTGTTATCGCTGGGGCTGCATTGCCTAGAGCAGTGCCGATAGCTTCAACCAGCGGTGAAAGTTTGGCTAGTCCAGGCGCAGCTTCACCGACTGCCTTAATGACGATACCGAATGCAGTCCCAAAGGCTTCAACGATAGACCCTGCTGCCTTACCGATTGATTCAACAACAGTTCCGAACGCTGAACCGATAGCGTTTAGAATTTGTGAAACCCCTTGGGATTGCGTCGCCAAAAGGGTGAATGATGCAACGATAATACCAATGCCAGCACCGATACCGACTGCGGCAATGGCTACGGATGCACCGAATGACAGCAATGTTGCTGGATTCAATCCTTTAAGGCCTTGTAAAACATATTTCATTCCTTGCCCGAAACCTTTGTAAGTTTCAGCAATACCTTTGAATATAGCTGTCAAGATTCCTTTGATTGCATTACCAGACGACTTGATAACGTTGGATATTCCACTAAATAGCTGAGTAATCGTTGATTTAGACCGTCTAGCACTATTAGCAGCTTGTTCTGTTCCTTCTGCAGCGTCCTCTCCGAATTTCTTGAATGGATTTAGACTCTTGATGAAGTCCAATCCTTTCAATGCAACACCTACCGCTGAAATACCAGCCTTTGCAGTCATAAACGCTGCTACCATTGCCAATATCCCGCTAGTGATACCGTTTAAGATTCCCGGCGGAATTGCACTGATAAACCTAGATATTGCTGAAACGACTTGAGATATCCAGTTTACAAGCGTTCCAAGAGCTGAGCCGATACCGGAAATAATCGACTGCATTTCCGAGCTACCCAGCACCTCACCGAGCGATGAACCGATAGCCTTGAGAGCGTTCCAAGTATCTTGCACTGCTGCCTTGAACGACTGAAACGCTCCAGTGTCAGCAAATGAGCTGATGAAACTTCTGACTGATGTAGTGGCAATATTCAAGGCTTGCGAAATACCGTTAGCAATGTCACCAAACACTGACCCAATGCCCTGCATGAGCTTGCTACCATCAATCTTGCTAAATAACTGCTTGATTGAGCTTGAAATGTAAGTAAAGGTCGCACCAAGGTTTTTCAAAGCTCCTGTATTAGAGAAACCCTTCCAAAGCGACTGTAACCCACTGCCAATCTTGTCAGCAATTCCGTTGATATCAACTCTTTCTAATGCATCGGTAAGCCCAACAACTGCCTTAATACCAATCTGATTGAGTTTTTCAAATTGTGGCATCAGCTTGTTAGCAAGAGATTCTTTCATACCGTCGATGGCTTGGTCAACGGTTTTGAACTCTGTGGCCATCTTACTGAAAGTGTCGTTATTACCGACTTTAGCAATGGCGTCAAAGAAGTCCTCGGTCTTAATCTTGCCGTCTTGGACTGCTTGGACCATTTCAGCGGTACTCATGCCCATTTCTTTCGCAATCGCCGCAATACCGGCGGGCGTTTGTTCTAACATGAGTTTGAAGTCTTGCCATTGAACCTTAGGCTTAGCAGCCATTTGGGTTGCTTGTTGGCTCAAGGTCTTCATGGCTTGTTGTGGATTCTCTGCCGCTGCCGCTAGACCACCAAAGCCCTTAACGAGCTCGGTTGTATTCTTCGTTCCAACGGCTGCTAACTGTGAGTAGGTAGAGGCCATGTCAGACGCTGAATAAATGGTTTTAGTGGCAAAGTCCTGCAACTCGCCCTTGACTTGCTGAATTTGAGCAGTAGGCATGTTAATCTGTTGCATGTTTCCTTCAAAGGTCTTCCACGCTTTAGTTGAACTATTAAGCTCACCTACCATGGATTTCATGCCATTACCAAGAGCGCTGATGCCGCCCATAATGGCACCACCGATTAAGTTAGCACCGAGAACAGACTTGAAGACCGAACCAACCTTCCCAGCTGAACCTTTCAAGCCTTCCAAAGCTCCCTTGATACGTTTAGCCCCACTCTCAGCGTCTTTTCCATCGAATAGCGCCTTGATGGTGACTGTACCATCTGCCATAGATTATCCCTCCTTTCTAAAATTCTTCTTCGTATTCTTCATTTTCCTCGATGATCTCGTTAGGGAGAGCATAATCTTTCTGAAGCCTGCGCATTTCCTCCTTGTATTCTGCTGAGTCGCCCTTTTGTGGTTTCCATTTCCGGATTTTGATAACTTCCATGAATTTTGTACCCTCTGGAAGTCCAGAAAGTAGAGCATTGAACTTCTTCCAGTGAAGTTTCCCTTGAACATCGAATAGATCAATGCCGTAAGCCTGCAAGAATGACGCATAGATATAGTCACCATCAAAACGAATGTCATAAGGGGCTTTTTCTTGTCCGCTATTGCTTGCTGTGGTCTTCATGGGATTTCCTGCCAAGTCATACTCAACATGGTTGTCTTTGACGTCTGCTAGGCTTATGTGCTCTTCAAATAAGGATTTGAAAACCTTTGATAATTCCTCGACGGAGAAATTTTCAAAAGCGTCGTTAAACGCCTTGGCTTTCTCCTCTCTGGTCTCACCTTCAAGACTCTTGCTGATTAGCATCCGAATAGCGAAATGCGGTTTGACATACTCTGGTATATCTTCATCCCTCATCATTTCAAACATTTTTAGGACGGTATCAAAAGACAAATCTAGGGCGTACTCTTTATCATCGATTACTAACTTATCCGTTAGTTTTCGTGATAGGTCTAGCATGATTACTCAGCCAAATATTTATCGAAGGCTGCCTTTGAGTTTTGATTCTCAAATTCAGAACGAATCCCGTTGATAGTTTCAATCAGATAGAACATAGCGATACTTGTTGATTCACCAGCAAACGCATAGACAAGTTTAAACGCTTCTTCATCGTCAAAGATTTGTTTGAAAGCATCTTCAATAAAACTCTTTGACGCATCAATAGCTTCTTTGTTGTCTGTATCTTGGATAATCATGCTTTTAGCTTCCAAACCTTTACCGACTTCTTCCATACGTTTTAGATTGCTATCTGATAATGGGAAATTAAGTTGAAACTCACCGAAATCTACTGGGATGACATTGCTACGTTTTTTAATTACTACCATGTTGTTATTTCTCCTTTAATACGAAAAAAAGAGGGTAAGGGCTAAACCCCACCCCTCTAGTTGTCTTATCTTGTTTTATTTAGTTAGTGATTACCCACCGATTCCCGGTGTCCCTGTTTCTGATGTTGAACCAGAACGGGCAGCACGGCCAGAAGCTTCTGAACCAGCTCCCGCTACTGCTGCGGCTGCTACTGGTGATGCAGCGACTTCGTGTTTTTCTGGTGTGCGAGACCAGTTAACTTGGAACTTGATTGTTTCAAGCTCAGACGCTTCACCGTCACCCACTTCGATTTCAGAAAGTCGAGCAAGACCTTCTTTGTAAGTTTTGCCATCGGCAGTAACTTCTTTGTACCAAACAATGAGGTCATCAGCTACAGCGTCTTCTTTGTCAACAACAAAGTTTTGAGCTTTATCAGCATAATCACGGTGACCTTCAAACGAACGACCACGTGATTTTGAAGTGATAACTTTCTCTTTAGTACCGTCGCCGTCGAAGTAAGCAACGTCATCGTCTTCTGCATCATTTTCTGGTGCAGATTCTTTGATACCCTTGGCAATCCACATATACTTATCTTCAGTTGGTGGAGTGTCTGGATGTTCTGAATCGAACGGTGCGATATAGTGTTTGCGAATCGCATTTTTAAATTTAGCCATTTAGTTAAGGCTCCTTTCTACTTCAAGTCTTGCCTGCAAATCAAGCAAGTAAATGTAAAAGCCCTGCTCGTCGGCATCGTTTAAACTCGGTGTCTCGACGGTCAAGGCTAGGAATGTATATGAGTTGTTTTTACTTGGTAGCTCAAAGCCAATTTTTGAAAGCTCGGTGTTTATCTTCCACAGAATAGCGTTTAGCTTTTGCTGGTCCGTTGATTTTATCGCTATTTCATACGGTAGCGATAGAATCTGGGTGCCAGCCATGTCTTCGTCTTCCACTTTGCCGCCTGGCAAGGGATAGACTGAAAGACTTTCGTCTTCTGAAAGATAATCAAGTTTGCATTTCAACGGCAGTCCAAGCGTATTGATGAAGTTTGCTAGAACTTCTGAAAAATCATTGTCGTTCATTAGTTAACCCCCATTGCTCGTAAGGCGACTTTGCCCCAGTTCTTACCATGCTTAGGAATAGCTTTCTTATCCCACCGCTTGCCAGTTCCTGGAGTGGTGTATTTGCTGAAAGTCCAACTCTTGTTTTTGTTGTAACTAGACCCATAGAATTGAGCCCTTGCATAAGGTCCCGGATATCTAATACCATCGCTAAAAGCTGAACCGCTACCGCTCAAAGTTCCGTCTCTACGAGGGATGAATTGTTCCATGTCATCTATCATTTGGCTAATCATGGCAACCTTTCCACGTCTGACCGCTTCGGGACTGCATTTCTTTTCAAGCCCTTGCAAGTCAACTTTAACGGTTACATTAGCACCCATTAGATCACCTCGATTTCATAACAAAACACTTTGTCTTGCCTTGGATAGTAAACTGGAATGACGGAACGAATCTTATAATCTCGTTTGCCGTCGTTAATTACGCCATTTTCAAAGCTTTCATCAAGCACCACTGGGCAATATTTCGGATAGACGAATAAAACACTGGGTTTTGATTGACTACGGTTGTTAGTTGACCCGCTAACGTTGAACTGTCTATCAAATCTAACGGGTTTTAGGGTTGTGGGCTCATCATACGTTACTTTACCCCATACATCCGTTTCTCCCGTTAATTTCTTGATGGTAACAGTATCAACTAACATGCGTTTATCTATCATAGCCCACCGCCTTACAGCCAAACCCAGCCAATGTCAGCCAGTTTAGAGCGTCAAGGGATAGATTATACTTCTGACCACCGTTGGACGATTTAGAGCCGTTCTGATAGCTTACATGAGTACGTCCGACAGTCATGCTTGCTAGTGAAGTCTTATCTTCAGCAGTCATCACACCGCTTGAATCGAGATAAGCAATTTGATAAGCTACCGCTTTCTTCACCGCTTGTTTGCGTGGTTCAAAATCTGTTTCAAAATCGGTGAAATCGTAGAAGTTTTTGATATACAAATCAACAATGAGTCTTGCTCTAGCTGCTAGCGTTTCAAAGTCTTCTACGTCTTCAAAACCAAGTTTTAGAAATTCTGTTTCGGTTAAATATGTCATTTAACCCCTCCTTCTGTTATTTTAGGAGATCTAAGAGTTCCGTTTTGGTAAGTCCTGAAATACCAGTCAAACCTCGTTGTTGTGCGATGATACGCAAGTCAGCAACAGTCTTGTCTTCTAGTGTTTCAGTCACTTCTTCTTTAACGTCATTAACGGGTGCGTCTTGCTCGCCGATAGTATGACGACGCATTAGCATTCCCATTAAACACCTCCGAATTTAACGACTTTTGAATCATCGTAGAGATAAACACCGTAGTATTCATCACCAGAGTAGACAGTAGTTTTTTTCAAAATGTCACGGTCGTTTTCAATCATGACATCACGTTTCAAGTTGATCACGAATGCTCCGTATTTTGCATCGTCGTCTGTGTCAGTTTGAAGTGAAGACACTTTAACAAGGAAGCCTTTACCTTCTTCAACTTTCTTAGTGCGAACGATTTGCACGCCAGCAACTTCACCGAAAGTACCAGATACGACTACATCAGCACCGACTTCTGAACCTTTCAACCAGTTTTGACCAGCGTCTGCACGCAATTTGATAGCGTCCTTTGGATTGATAAGGGCAACATAGCGAGCGTCTTCTTCGTCTGCAAAGATTTCCAAGGCTTTGTCGATGTTCGCTACTGAAACAGGAGCTTCAGTAATGTTTTGTGTTGCTGTTTTAGCAACTTCAACAATGTCGTTGTCAACTTTGTTAGCGATGGCCAAAGCAATCTGGTTAGTAGCTTCACCATAGACATTGCCGTGGCCAACCAAAGCAGCCTTATCAGTGATTTCAATAGCTTTACCAGCTTGTTTGATCTTCATTTTCGTTTCTTTAGTGCCCAATTGGTCAATCGGGATTGATTGTCCTTCAGTAATTTCAGTGGCATCACCTGAGTAAGTCCATTGTGGCACTGTAAGTTCATCCCCCGGACGACCTACAAGAGTTGTTTCCACTACTGCGAGTGGTGTGAATTTGATTAGTTTAGGCAATTTAGCTGATACCATGTCAGCCATAACCTGTGGATTGATGACTTGTGCAGTCGTAGTAGTTCCTAGAACCATAGATTATTCATCCTTTCAATTGTTGGTATAGCTCTGGGTCTTTATCAAAGAGTTCTTGACGCTCATTGATACCCATGCGTTTAAAATCTTCTTTAGTGAGACCATTCTGACTAGCAGTTGGGTTGCCACCAGCGAAGATTTTAGGTTGTGTTGCTTGTTCCTCTTGCTTGAAAAGATATGAGCTTGTTTCTTTCAATCCTTTAATAACCTTGTCTAGTTTAGGTTTACCAGCTTCATCAAGTTCGATTTCGTCAAAATTGATGAATTTAGCAAGGTCATCCGAATTGTGAGCGTCCACATCCTTCAAAGCTAGACGAATAGCGTTGGATTTTGTAACTTGAGCAAGGTTAGCTTCATTCTCTGACTTGTAAGTGTCAAATTTAGCTTGTAAGTCCGTCAATTGTTGCTTGAGTTCCTCACTTGCTCCCTCTTTAGCTTGCAAGTCGTTGAGTGCTTGGCTTTGTTGCTCAAGTTGTTGTTTAAGGCTGTCGTTTTCAGCTTGTAATTCAGATTTAGCTTGTGATTTAGCGTTCTCAATACCTGCACCGTACGCTTGCATGATATTGTCAATCACACCTTTGTCTGTGATACCAGCTTCGACTAACATGTCACGTTTCAAACTCATGTTTAAACCTCCTTTGTTTTACGTCCGGCGGACTGAATTTGCCTAGTTTTACGACATTCGACAGGTCAAATAGAAAAACCGCATCAATTCGATACGGTTTGTTTTTTATTTTGGCGTTTACGCAGCTTTATCTCTGCTTCAGCTTCTCTCAAAGGGTCGCTGTAATAGCGTTCCCTCGAGTAATCACGATGGAGGAATGGGTGTTGTGCCAGATATGACCTCATAGCAGCTTGCTTAGACTTAACTTGCCCTTTGTATTTGCTTATCAGTTCCTCGTCTTCTAACTTGTTAGCGACGTGGAGTAACTCCTTTGACTTTCTGATAGAGCGTTCAATAGCCCTCTGCTTAGATTGAGCATTAGCGTTTTCTATTGCTTCTTCTGGTGTTAGGTTTGCTAAATGTTCGGGAAGGTCTGGTTTATAATTAGCTCCGGGAATGAACGGTGTCATGGTATGGCCACAGTTTATGCCTTGGCACCCTCCGGGCTTGCCGTAACCGTAATCATCAAGGGCAAAGATTTTCTCGCCCTCTTCCACTCTAGCTTGACCAGTCGTTGCAATCTGGTGCTGTAACGGCGCACACATTTCTCGAGCCGCAGGCTTCATCGAATAATAGAATGTATCGATTCCTAGCTCATCAGCCGGCGCCTTCCTTGCTTCACGATAGACACGCCACGATGTAGTTTTTATGATCGTCCTAGCGTAAGCGTCAGCTCTCCAACGTTTACCGCCCTTGTCAGTAAAACCATAGAACCCCCTCTCAGCCCATTTCATCACTGTGGTTGAAATAGCCTTGTCTGGATTCATCAGACCAGTGACCACCTTTGCAACAGCTTCCTCAACAATGTCTTGATAGACCTTCCTGACGCTTTTAGGCAGCGTCGTATTGATAAGATTGTCGATATCCCCTGTTGTCTGATTAACATAGTTTGCTAACGTTGTTTGGATAAGGTTATTGGTAATAAAATCACCACCACCCATTGATTCTAAAAGTTGAGTTTTAGTGTCCTTGTATACCTTATATCCTTCGTTCTCAATAACATACCTTAGTTGTTCTTCAGCAATCCCGGAATATCTAGCAATGAGCTTGATGTTGTCTTTGTTAAGCAAGCCCATCTCACTCATTTTCTCTAGTTGCCATATATAAGGGTTATCCTCAAGGCTAGCAGTCCCACGTTCTCTAATTCGGTCAACGACTTGGTCAAACAAGTCTATCGTCATTTGCTGGTAGATGTCAGCGACACGGCTAGCGTCTAGCATTAATTGCTGGTCGTTTAGCTTGATAGGTTTTTTCTTAGCCATAACCTATTACTCCCCGTAGATATCGACCTCGTCGCTTGTCCTGAAACTATCAGCACTTACCATAGTTTCATCATTGATTGCTTGGTAAATCTCTTGTGCTTGTTCCTCGGTGACATTAAGAGTTTTTTCAATGGCCATAACCTTCGGTGCGAATCCAGACGCTACCATCTTAGACCAGTAATCGAACTCAGCGTTACGATCAGTAAATACACCGTCATCCAAATCTACACTGATTTCATCCATCGTTGGAATTTCACCAGTGTAGAGATTGTAGACTTTAGCAAGCTCCAGGATTGAGATTACAAGCTCTTTTAGTGATTGCTCGACAAGAGTAGCGATAGAGTTACGCATTTGATACGTGTCTGATTGCTCTGACACCACCTCGGTTGCGGTCTTCATGCTCTTACCGTCGAAGCTAAACATACCAGCAGACACACCTAACTGCATTTCAAATAAGCTCAATCCTTTGTTGATAGCCTTGATGTAATCATCCGAACGGATATCAGTGGTAAGGTCAGTAATGCCAATGCCTTTATCCATATCCCCGCTGTCAAACTGTTCATAAACATTGTGACCAGTTTCAAACTCACGCTTAACTGTCACTTTCTCACCGCTGGTGTCGTACTCAGTCTTAATCATTTGAGTAGGCACTGCCACACGACGCTGTCCCATCTTGACTTCCCACATAAATTCGTCGTAAGTCGTATTAATGAAATCCATCGTAGTCTTAGCGTTGTCAAAGATAGACAAGCCTAGAGGGCTGTTAATGTCCTTGTTATTCATGCCAGGGGGCTTCAAGTACGTAAATAGTGGTCTTGTAAGACCGTTTAACGTTACAATCTCTTCTAAATCTTCATAAAGCATTGATAAAGGTACACGTTGACCGATGCGAGTTTTAGACTCTGACTCATATAGCTCATTGCTGATTGTGTAGCTGTCCTTAGTCCACTCATGAAATTCGATAAGACTGTAGTGTTTTACTTTCTGCCCTTCCGTCTTGAGTGTTTTAGTCACGATAGCAGCGCTTGATACATCTTGCGTATTCGACTGCAGTGGCAAGAAGACTGGTGCTTGCACGAATGACACTCTAACACGGTCTTCATCAACATAAGGACGCATTGCAAGGCCACCAAGGGCCAGACATGACTCTAGGTAGCGTTCAAAGTTCTTGCTAAATCTGTCGGTCTTAAGCGTCTCATTGATGAATGTATCAGCCGTTTCGTTATCGACTTGAATCTTAGCTTGTTCATTGAATACGAGACTAGCAACCTTCTTCGATGCTGTCCGTCCAATAGGTAAGTGGTTGAAATCACGTTTCAAATCTGTCCCGTTGCTGTCTCGATAGCTCACACGGTCAAAACTACCTGCGAAATAGCGTAGATTGTCCATGATACGACTGTATTCTTCTGGTGAGATAGCAATTTTAGGGTGGTCTGTGATACTGTTTAGACTTTGATTAGTTATCACGTAATTACTCCTTTTGAAAATGTTCTTAATGGTCTGTATGATTCCCATTAGTAGCTCCTTTAAGCCTTCAAATCTAGTTCTCTAGCGTTATCTAAAACGAAATATTTGAATTCATCGACTGTGTGGTCATCCTCTTTAATTACTTTTGGATCATCAGAATGTATCGTTTTTTCATCGTATCGATACATCTTGTGTTCTTCGTAGAATATCTTGTTTGCTGGAATGTCGAGGTAATAGAACCGCCCTTCAGCTAACAGACTAATAACCATATCAATCATAGTTTGATTCTTCTTCTTAGCTACTGGATGCCATCGCTCGCCAAAATCTTTGAAGTATTGGTTTCTCAAAGCACCTTCAGCACTATCAATGGTCATTTTAAGTTTAGGCACTCGGTACTGTTTAAGCACCTTGTCGATGAAGTTACTAACCATAACAGTCAATTCGCTAGGCGCCTTTTTAACGACCTGACCAGCGGGACTGTAATAGAATGTATCTAACAGAATCACATTGCCCTTTGAAGTCAGACCATAAGCACCGCAAGCTGTAGCTGATTGTTGGTGTCCGGTGTCCATTGCGAATGATATACCTATCACCTTGTCATCATCAGGGAGGCTCTCTAGTGGCTTAAAGTAGTTCATGTTGTAGACATGATTACCAAGCCCTATCACCTCTCCTAGATACATCCAGCGGTAGTAGTCAGGGTCAGTCTCTTTGTACCTGGCTATCTTGGCTTTCATCTGCTTAGACAAAAAGCCTAGCTTGTCATCAAGATAGGTGCTGTGATGTATGAGATAGGTGGGGTCACCCGCTTTCTCTGCTACCCACTCATTTATCCAATCATAAGGGTTGCGTGGTGGGTTGTAGGTGAAATAGACCTTGACCTCTTTGCCGTTTGGCAATTCTTGACGGATAAAGGTATCTTCAACTATGTCAATGTCCTCACGTCCTGCAAACTCTGCCAGTTCCTCAAACCAGACAGCCATGACATAACCTTTAGCTATCTTCTGTGATTTGAGTTTCATGGGGTCGTCTACACCATAGAAATAGAACGCTGTTCCCGTCTTCTTGTGGGTGATTTGTAGCGGCGACTTACCAAAGTGAAACTGATTAGCTAGCCCCATTTCATAGATCGCCCATCTTATCTGTTCGTAGACAGACATTCTCAGGTACTTACCAACCTTGCGTAGTACTACCACATTACCTAGAGGGTCACTGATAAAGCTGTTCACTAGGTCAATAGACACTACAGAGGACTTAGTAGAGGCACGCCCACCTTTCAGCACTACATGGCTCTTGAGGGTGTAGAGTACGCTGTCAAAGACTGGGTTAATCAGTTTGGCTAGGTTCAGTATCGCCATTGTACTCACTCCTATCAAATGTAAATCCAGTAATGACTGTGTCATCCTCATCATTAGAGCCTAGCTGAGCTTTGAGATTATCAATTCTCAAGCGTTGCTCCTCTGTTACAAGTGGTGACCGTGTCAACTCATCATAGGTCTTAATCATGCCTTTAAGCTCTGACTGTGCCCTTGCTATTGCAGCTAGAGCCTTGCTTTGCTTATCCCATGCTGTATGATGTTCATAGCCTGTGCCAGCCTTTCCTGTGCTTGTGACAAAGGTGCTGGTATCTTCTATATCCTGGACAAATAAAATACGCTGAGCATGCAGTAGATTAGCATAGGTCAGCGTTATATTCTCCCAGAGTATATCTATAGGCTGTTTCTCTGAAACCTCCTGAGCTATCTCATAGACCTCTTGAGGCAGATACTTAGCAAACAAGCCATGTTTGAGGGCGTTGGTGTTTCCTTTAGGTGCTCCGTGCCCGTCTGCATTCTTATTCCCTTTGGGTGCACCTCTTGGGGTTTTGGGTGCACCCTTTTTGTCACGGCTCCATTTGTGTCTGCGTTGCCATGATTTGACTGTGTTAATTGAGACATCATGCTTGGTAGCAATGTCTTTGTACTTCATGCCTGCCTCATAGTCTTTGCGTGCTAGTTCACTTTTCTCCATGCCCCCCTCCCTGCTTTGTTTGTTTTGACAAAAAAGAAAAGGGCAGACACTTCATAAGCGCCTTACCCTTAATTCTTGATACTACCATTCTAGCATAATATCAAAACTGTGCTAACAAGTATTGATTTGTTCAGTACGGTTTTGTAAAGTTCAATTTAGTTCCATTTTTTCCAAAACATCATTCAACTCACAAATAGCTGTATTCCTCCAAGTATAGAAAGTGGTTCTACTGATACCCATTCTGTCACAAACATCATCAACATACATCTTAGTAATGTAAGTCATTCTGAGGACTGACCTGCTCTTTGGATTTTTCAGCTTGTTAATCAACCTACCAAGTTCAAGTTTCCTGTCAATAGCTTCCTTTGTGTCTTGCTCTATCGCCTCTTTCATCACAATAAGCTGAGTATAGACATCATCAACCTTTTGGGCTTGACCGCCTTTAACCTTGTCTGCTGTCCACTTGGGGCTTGAGAGCAAACCTGCCTCAAGTTCATTGATTTCATCTATACGGCTTTGAATGTCCATATCAAGATTTTGTAGCTCATTTAGGAGCTCTTTAGCCTTGTTCACTCTACGTCTCCTTTTTGTAGTATAATAGTCTTTGTGATATGACTATTAGCTGAGGTAGAGAATGCCTTGGCTTTTTTTAGTACTGATTAAGGATTTTTGCAACTTCAATTAGCGGCAACGGCACTAGGTCTCATTTTTACCTCACAAAAGTCAATTTCATCAAGTTTTAACTGATACAATTTACCACCAAAACGAACCACTGCAACTGGATATGAAACCTGTCCAGCTTTATAACCACCAACCATGGGGCTATCTCCATGAGTATAAGAATATTGAAATACTCCAATAAAATAGGCTCTTTCCCAATATTTACCTATTTTCGCCAAGCAATCCTCTTGAGTTTCTTTCATCTTAACTTCCTCTCCCTTTCAAATAGCTGGGGATATCATCCCCTACTTGCACGCTATCGTATTGTTCCTTGCTGACAAGAAACTTCCCGTAAGCCCCACAATCAAGCGTGTAGAGCTTACCAACCATAGATTTGCCGGTTACCTTGCCATGTAATTCAACTGCATTATCAGCCTTATGGATAACCACTGTCTCGATAGGTCTATTAACCACTCGTAGAATAGTGGTCACGTTAATGGCTAGTGATACCATGAGTAGCACGGTAGCAATAGCTAGGTCATTATAAATCGTCTTCTTTAACAAACGTCCCATTTACCATCTTTTCCTTTCTGTTCTTGATTTCCTCGTATGCAATACTTAGACATTCAGTAACATCGAGGTCCAGTTGATGTGCTAGCACGATAATTGTTACTAGCGTGTCTCCGATTGCATCTTTGAGTGCTGCTTGCGGTTCTGTGAATTTAGTCGGTTTCAAGAGCACATCACGAATCTCTCCGACTTCTTCAGTTACACGCATCCACTGAATATTTGGGTCAGCTTGTTTTAAGTTGCGTTCGTCTGCCCAATGGTTGATTTTAGTAATTAGGTTATTCATCCGTTACCTCCTTAACTTCAAACAATGGACTGTCAAACACTTCGCCAAAGCCAGCTTTTTCGAGTTCCTTGCGTGTGTGGGCTGCTCTGAATCTATCCAAACTTGTATCGTCATCTTCAAAAGACCACGTATTTGAAAACCTGTCATAGTTTAAATAGCCCTTATCTACCTTAATTCCTTTGATTCTGACTGTATATCTAGGCTCCCCCTCGACTATGTACCCGTTGACCCATGCTGCAGCAAAAGCATTCACTTTTTCTAAAAACAGCCAATCTCTAACTCGCCCGTCTGGTGCTTCGTTTACAGCACCGACAACCGTGTAAACATCCTTGCTTTTAACTTCCTCGATATAATCCGCAATATAGTACGGGATTACCGGTTTAGGTACAACCGTATCATATAGATCATCTGCATGAGCTACCGAAATGCGTTCTACCTTTGCCAACTTTTGCACCGCTTCTTGTCTATCCATTGTTAATCTCCTTTGTTACGTCTGGGATTCTTAATATAAACCCTGGCGCACTTTTCCCCATCCCGATGTCGATATTCTCAACGCCGTCTGTCCCATAGCCTGCTTCTTTGTACATTTCCATTAATTTGTGCAAGATTAGTTTAATTGTAATGGCCCCTTTATCTAGAAACTCTGTCAAAAACAACGGCCCTCTACCCGCCCAACTAGTTGAGTTTGGACGTCCTGCAACTACTACGATAGCTTTAACCCTGGCGTTTTCATCAAAAATCGTCATTTTAATTTCGTTGTCAATTGTCATTTCGGCCTCTCTGACAGATTGCTGAATAGATTTCTTTTTTTGCAATTCTTCAACCTCGTCCATCTTCAAAACCATTTATTACACCTCCTTCAATTCAACTTCATAGCACTTGCTACCGCCATATTTAGCACCTTGACGGTGAAACTCGTTCAGTGCCTTGTTTTTATCCTTGTATTGAATACGTTGGTATAGCTTGCCATTCTCAAATACTGATACTGCCCAACTCATATCGCGCTCCTTAATTCCCATAGTTATCGGTTCCGGTCCTTCTCTGAAAACCTTTGCCGGATTCTTCGCTATAAATCGCCTTAACCATTGCATAACTCGACCATCTTTCTTAGCAAATCTTCATCCGGTAACTGTTCCAATGTCAGAATACGGTTTAGCTTCTTTGCGTTGATTCCTAATTCCATTGCCACTGCACCTTTCTTTTGATGCGTCGTATAAAACCAGTGGCTAAAAACTTCCACACGCTCTAACACCGTTACCGATTTATCGTATGGCCGTGGTGCATATTTTATGCCAGCCATGCGATCAGTCCACCGTTTTACCATTATTTGTACCTGAGACCTCCCTAGCCTTCTCATCTAGGAAATCCCAGATAATATGAAATTGGTTTTTGACCAAAACATCGTTATTGTATTTTTCACAGACCTTGTCGATAGAGACGACTACCCAATTCCAGTATGCAGGGGTGTTGAATCCGACCTGCTGCATCATTTGGTTGTTTTCTCTCATCCAATTCGGAACTTCAGTCTCGAAGAAATTAATATAATTCATAGCTCTTCCACCTTGACATATATCCCAACAGTGTCTGACCAAAACTTCTCAACAATCTCACTAGCGACTTGAGCATCATCTTTCCAATACTCAAGATCAGTCATGCAGTCCTTGAGTAATTTTTGCAAATTATCCGTATCTGGTTTAGTAGTCTTGTATTGACCATGAGTCGCTTTTTTGATTTTAGGAAATAGCCATTTCACCGTTAGACGTATAGGTCCTTCGATTTTTTCGTTTGGTGTATACGGAGCAAGCAGGGTTGAAAATAAGTGTCTAGCTTCTTTCAACTTTGGAGGCTCGTAGAATTGTGGCTTACCATTCACCACAGCGACTTGTTTTTGTTGGTGTGTCGTAGTTGGAATTTTTTTCATCGACAAGAAAAACTCAATCATTTTTCCACTACCTCGTTTTTATAATCGACCCCGGTCCATTTTCCAGTCGTAGCGTCATAGGTAATATATCCCGCTGTTTTAAGTTGGTCTTTTACCCAATTCAAAAGAATCGGTTGATTCGCGATCCATTTCAAAACCTCTGAATTTGAATACCAAAAATCTTGACCAGGTAACGTGTGATAAAGTGGAGGCATTTGTTTACCAATATCCAACTTTACCGAATATCTTTTTTTCTTTCGTGCCATAATTTTTTACCTTTTTACTTTTGCACTTTCTTTTTTTACTTACCACGCTCACGCGCTAAGTCCAAGTTAGGGGACAGGGTTACAGGGTTACATGGGGGAGTCTTGGGACCCCCATGTTCCTGTACCTGTTCCCCTTGGACCTCAGGGACATTTTCCTAAATATCTCTCCTCACAGAGGGAGATATTCTGTCCCTGATTTTGTCCCTGAACTCTCGGGTTTGTCCCTAGAGCCTCTAAACCGCATGGTTGCAGGATTTCCCAGGGACATTCTCGGGTTTGTCCTTGTCCCTAGAGACATTTCAGGGACACAGGTACATTTTCGGGTTTGTCCCTCGGGGACAGGGACATTCCCGAAGTTGTCCCTCGGGTTTGTCCCTCGGGTTTGTCCTTGTCCCTGAAATGTCTCTGGCTATTTTTTAGGCAAAATTTGGTTGTTTTTCACCTCGAAATCACCATTATTTTTCACCCATCTTCTGATGGTTTTTTCACTAACTGGCTTATCTTCTGTTGAGAAATATTCCACTACGTCGCTCAATTCTACCGGAGTTATTCCGTCAAATAATATTTGCATGGCTGTTGTGAATTTTTCGTCAGCAGTTTTCTTTTTCGATTCATTACCTTTTTTACTATCAAGGTTTTTCTTCCAGCTTGGTGCTGCATCTTCCAATTGGATATCAGCTAGCACTCCAGTAGTATCCACTTCATGAACTGGATAGCTGAACCACATATTAACAGGGGCAAATTTGGCGAACTCACGAAGGGTCCCTTCAACTCGCCAAGCAGTTGCGATTTCAATGCTATGGGTCGTCGTCTTGACCTCGTCAAGGTAAGGCTTGCGTTTCATAACATCAGGAATTGCTTTGTCAAAATGTTGTTGCATTTGATATCGACTTTCCAAATCGTCAAGACTGACATAGTGTTGATAGTAATCGTTTGCTTGTTCTTGTAAGGCTCTTTGGTAAATCTTAGCCGTTGCTTTTTCAGTCCGAGCTTTAACGAGGTCTTCGTTAAGGTCTAGCTCTACTAAGTCAACCAGAGCATCAGGGTCTCTGGCAAATACTCCAGAACCGCTAGCTCGGTCCATTGATTTCTTACCACCTTGAGAACCTTTCGAGTGATGATGGCAGTAGATTACAGCACACCCTAGCTCAGTAGCTACCTTATCGAACTGATTGGTAAAATGTGCCATTTGATCCGCTGAGTTCTCGTCACCAGTCAGGACCTTATAGATAGGGTCGATAATCACCGCTTGGTAATTCTTTTTGAGTGAGCGTCGAATAAGCTTGGGTGCCAACTTATCCATCGGTACAGTTTTTCCGCGAAGGTTCCAAACATCGATATTTGCTACACATTTAGGTTCAATCCCCATAGCAGTATAGACGTCTTTGAATCGGTGCAAAGCTGATGGCCTATCTAATTCAAGATTGACATAGAGGACTTTCCCTTGTTCGCACTGCCAACCTAACCACTCTCTGCCTTCTGCTAAAGCTATTGATAGCTCGATGAGAGCAAACGACTTACCAGCTTTTGACGGCCCTGCAATTAGCATCTTATGACCTTGACGCAACACACCGTGGATAAGTTCTGGGGCTAAATCTGGAAGGTGGTCCCACTCATCTGCTAGTGTTTCAGGATCAGGAAGGTCGTCGTTTAAATCTTCCACCCATTGATACCATTCTTCGTAGTTAGCTTTTCCCAGATTTGTATCAATCAAGAACTGCTTATGTCCACTTCGGATTACTCCGGGCATACGAGAGAGTCGGCTTGGATTACGGTTTTGGGTATCAATATCAAGTCCATTTTTTTTACAAATCTGATAAATGTAATCGACTCGTTTTCGATATTCTTGGTAGTCTCTAGCATCTACTCGTACCACTGCGTGTAGCGACTTGTGTCCAGAGTGTACTAGTGTAGCAATAGGAAGCTCTAACTCTTTAAATAGAGCGTACTGTTTCCCAAGCTCCATGCTGTCTGATTCTACTAAAGCGTATCTGAAATCAGTGACATTATCGTTCTTGACACCCTTTCCATCCAACGGGTTGAAACGAATCCAGGCACCAGCTTCTTCCTTGTAATCTCCGAAGACTGCGCCAATATCATCACCATTACTCTGAAGTTCTTTGATAAGCTCTCCGGCAGTCCTGTCGTAATTGCCTTGAGTCGGCTTATAGATTGGCCCATTCTCTGTCTCAATAGGATAAGTAGATGTGACATAACCGACGAGGTCGGTCATTTCAAACAATGTTTCGATGTATTTGACAAGATCCTGTACTGGATGCCAATTTAACGGCTCACAGATTTCTTTTGATTCTACCCAATTTTTATCAACGATTTGATAATCACGATCAATAGTTGAATCCCAGCCAAGCTCATAGCTTTCGCCTGACTTGTTCATTGGCTCCCAACCGTTGTCTTTAGCCATCTGAGTGATAGTAGCTCCAGTCAAAGCATCAGAGCCATTATTGTGAAAAGTATCCCATTTAGTGAAGCACTCTCCCTTTTTATAACGATTATCCGATTGAGACCAAGCGTCCCAATTCATTGCCGTGTAGCCCTCCTGTTTTAGGGCCATTCCTACGTTCACCCACTCTTGATAAGACAATGTAGAAGGGTCAATATAATCTAAGAGTGGGATTAAATCAAAAGTACCTTCTGACATTTAATCTCCTTTATTCCGGCTGGTATGTAGCTGGAATGATTCCTTTTGGCATTCTCCAACCGCTCGCAGCAATTCGGTTAATCAGATTGCTAGCATCTTCAAATTTCCACATTCCGACATTTCGGAAGCCACGACCCTCAAGCAATCGTATTTGCTTAGGTGTGGTCAATCCACTGTCTTTGCGTTTGTTTAAGCGGTCTAGTAGTTTGCCAGCTTTCCCAGCATTGCCGATTTCTTCGGTATAGATTCCGAATTTTTCAAGCGCTTTAAGTTGTTTTTCTGAAGGCGGAGCCATCTCCCAACCGAATGATGGGACATAGTCCGCTAAGTCTTCAGCTTGGATAGACATTTCAAATTGAAGTGGGTCCACTAACTTACGCTTCTTACGGCGCTGTTCAGCCAACTGCTTTGCAAGTGCTTCTTCACGTTCAGCAACGACATCCTTGCTAGCTTGTTCTTCGGCTTCCAATAGACTGAACTCAACTTCTGTATCTTCAGCCATGTTTTCGGTCATCTTTTTGGCAACTTCTGGACTGCTAGCAATTAAGTGGGCTGGCCTGCATAGTTCATGACGTTCAGTGTGCCATAAGAAATCGAGTAGTAATAGATTTTCCTTCCCTGGTGCGAGGCGTGTCCCACGCCCTACCATTTGACTATACAGAGCACGGACTTTCGTCGGTCTTAACACAACCACGCAGTCTACTGTTGGGCAATCCCAACCCTCAGTTAATAGCATCGAGTTACACAGAACATTGTATTTATCCTTGTCGAAATCCTCTAAAATCTCTGCACGGTCTTTGGACTCTCCATTAACCTCAGCCGCCTTAAATCCTTTGGCGTTAAGGATATCACGGAATTTCTGCGAAGTCTTAACCAGAGGCAAGAAAACAACAGTTTTTCTATCCATGCACTGTTTTACCATCTCATCCGCAATCTGTTCGAGGTAAGGGTCTAGGGCTGTTCCGATTTCACTGGCTTTGAAATCACCACCTTGTTGACTGACTGTTGACAAATCAAGTTCAAGAGGGATTGTAATAGCTGTAATTTTCGATAGATACCCTGATTTAATAGCATCTACTAATGGGTACTCGTAAGCTAAACTGTCGAAATAGCTTCCTAAATTTCGCATATCGCCACGGTCTGGGGTGGCTGTGACACCTAAGACGTTGGCTTCTCCAAAATGTTCTAGCACACGCTGATAGCCGTCTGAGATAGCGTGGTGAGCCTCGTCGATGACAATAGTGTCGAAGTGATTAGGTGGGAACTGACTGAGTCGTTTCTCACGCTGCATGGTCTGTACTGAACCAACGACAACACGAAACCATGAGCCGATTGAAGTATTTTCAGCTTTCTCCAGTGCCGTTCCTAGCCCTGTAGCCGTCATTAATTTATCACTGGCTTGTTCCAAAAGTTCTGAGCGATGAGCGAGAACGAGAACACGTTCTCCCATTTTGACACGGTCTTCTATAATTTTTGAAAAGACGATGGTCTTGCCACAGCCAGTGGGTAGGACAAGTAGCGTGCGCTTCCTGCCCTCCTTCCACTCTTGCTGTACCTTAACCCTTGCCTCTTCTTGGTAAGGTCTAAGTTGCATTAGAATCCTCCGAATCCACCACCGTTAGGTGCTTGTTGAGGTTGTTGATATCCTTGGTTTTGTTGAGGTGCCGCTTGGTAGTTAGGCGCTTGCTGTTGTGGAGCTTGTTGCCCACCTCCTTGAGCGACATTAGCATTCAATACCTTAGTCCAATCCACACTATCAGCATAAATCATTTGTTTAACGTCATTGTAAACATTATCCTTATAGGTCCGATTCCCTACACGGCAAATACCGGTTGATCCTACAACTGTATTCCAGTTCATTTGAAGAGGTTCGCCATGTTTCTTTTGGCCAATGGCACCAAAGAATGCTGATAGCATGCCTTCTGTCGAAGAGTGTAGGAATAAGTTATGAGTCATTGTGGCAAGACCTTCATCAGTCTCTACTTGTAGAGTGATGATCGCTTTGTTACATGCTGGAAGTTTCCCAGGATTTTGGGGGTTGGGAGTGTGACGACCACGTTCGAAGTTTGTTACAGTGAAAACATAATCACCGGGAGTTAGTGCGATAAACTCCTTGCTGTCCTCTTGGATAGTATCATCCCATCCGAATTCACGTTCAAAGTTATTGTTATAAGTCATGTATAAAATCCTTCCTTATTAAGCCAAAATAGTGATATTGTCTTGATCTTCGAGCCCTGCTTTGAGGTAGTCAGCGATGTTTTTAATGGCTTCCAGTTTCCATTTGCCACCGTCTGCTTCAAAAAGAGCAAGTTCAGCTTCTTTGTTGATGCGGAGCACAAATTGACTAGATGGCTGTGCGACTTCTGTAAAAGTACGATATGGACGTAATGTCACTGGGTTTGGTGCAGTTGCTTTTGCAAGACTAGCTACCCCTGATTTCACAGTAGTGGTCTGGTTGATACCGTTATCCACGATGTCAGCGCCGTTTTCGACTTTTAAAGCACTTGCGAATTCAAGTACAACTTGACGATCATCCTCGTCATTAAAGGCAGACTGCAGCATAATATTGAACTGCTCTTGGCTATTCCACTGGTTCAATCGAATATCTGGGGTGTATGCTACTACGGAGACGAGTTGAGGACGTCTGCCGTATTCCCAATCAACCTGATCATAAACTGCGACATTTTTAGGGGACTCTACCACGATGATTTTTTTAGAGGCACTGATAGCGTCATTGCCTGATTTGAGGTAATCGATAAGACTGTCGAGGGTGCATAATTGAAGCATTGGTGCGACTTTTCGAGGGTTTACCTCTTGAAGGTTGAATTGATTTGCATTGTAGTAGTGCTTGTCGCCAACTTGAATGGTTTTGCCACCACGTTCAGCGAGTTCTACACTGTATTCGAGAGCTTCTTTGATGTTTTCTGCCATGCTTAATTACCTGCTTTCTTTTGTTTGTTAAAGTCAATAACATCGTTGTTGATACCTTTGTCGATGTCTTCAATTGGCTCACCAATATCTGTGCGAAGAATCGCTTTGTCGTCAAAGTATGTCTGACCAGGCATGTTGCTCTTAAGCTCATTTGCATAGATTTGATCGCCTTCTTGACCAACAAGGATCGTTGTTGCTACAGCTTTTTGAGGTGCCAGAGTAGACTTGATTTCCATGGCAGTAGCGACTGTTTGACGTGTATCATCCGACTTCATCGTCAAAGTGATGACAAGCTTACGAGCTGTCTTAGCCTCGGTATTGGGGTCTAAGATGTTAGCGAAAACATTTTCAAGTTCTTTGTCAACTTTTTCTTGTAGACCACCGTCGCCAATTTGCGATAGGTCTAATTTGATAGTTTTATCTGTCATGAGTTCCTCCTAAAATTCTGAACCACGGATTTCTTTTACCATTTCAAATACACGGTCCCAAGTAGCTACTAGAGCCCCGTCGATGAATGATTTGTCGTACATTGATATAGGTGTTTCAATAGGGTAGTAACCTTTAGAGGCCACAGCCTGTTGAAGTTCTTGTTCAGTGACCTGATTAGCAATCATTAGGTCACGAAGAGCGGGCTCGATGAATGGAGCGGGCTCTTGATAAGCTCCACGTTCCACTGGTGCAGGATTGACCGGCTCTTGTGGTTCTGGAGTTTGTTTTTTAGTTTGAATAGGTGTTTCTTCCACTGGCGCTGGAGTTGGTTCCTTAGGTGCCGGCGGTGGAGTCTGTACCTCTACTGGCTGCTCTGCAGTTTGGACATTATTGAAGATATGAGCAATTCCAGCATAGTCTAGCGGCAGTTTATTGGGTAGATTGTGACGATTCTTGGCATCCCATGCTGGGTGATGTTGTGTATACATGACACGTTGTCCACCTTGTGCCTTCGACTTCTTGGATTTTTCATCAGTCATTACGATTGTTTCGTAGTTACAGAATAAAACCATGTCGGCCCATTCTTTAACTAACGGAGCTGTCTGTGAGCTTGTTTTCTTCCCAAGCTTGAGCTCGTAACGGTCATAGCTTCCCATTTCGTCCGGTTGAGTGAAGGTCTTAATTTGAGCGTGTGCAGTAAGAACAACATTGATTCCTAGATCAATCAATTCGCTTAGACTGTTTAGGAAACGACCGATTTCTTCACGGACGTAGGTATACCCATTACCCCAGCCAAAATCTTCGATTCCCTTCTTGCCGTGCTGAGCACACACAGATTCAACTGCTAACGACTCGGCCCAATCGATTGTATCGATTACCAGAGTCTTGCACGAGTCGGGATTTGCTTTGATGAAAGCAATCTCGTTCATCAACATGGTCCAGCTTGATGGCTTATCTAATCTAGCTACATCCATATTGTCTGTAGAGCCTTCCGTGTCGATAAACACAGGGTCTGGAAACTGAGCTGCAAAACTTGATTTTCCGATACCTTCAGGTCCGTAGATAACGACCTTTTGTGCTCTGGCTTTAATCCCTCTTGTGATTTGCATTAAAATCCTCCTTGCCATGATGGCGTTTGTGGTGTTTCGGTTTCAGCTTCTGTCGTTGGCTGATGCGTCTTGTTATCGAGACTGTAGCCGTCTTCGATGATAATTGAGCATTCATCACCCGTCGACACTCTCGTTGCAATAGCTTGTAGACCTTCATCCTCAAGCCATTTTCCAAATTGATCCAGTGTGATTTGGTCCATTTGTTCGAGCTTGTCGATTAAAACGAAGCCACAATCCGGTTTTAGTTTTCGGACGATTGCGGTCGCTACCATGAGTTGTTGAGAACCTGACATGTTATCCCACTCTTGGCCGAGATAGAGAAGTTTTCCATCGTTGACAGATAGACCTTCGAGCGGTAGGTCAGCATTAGTTAACAGGTCACGCTTGTCTTTTCGGACAGCTTCGATTTCGCTAGATAATCTGTTGTATTCTTCACGTTGGACTTTAGCTTCTTCTTCCGCTTTATCCTTGTCCAAGTTAGCACGGACTTTAAGGTTAATCTGTTCGATGTTAGCAATATTGCTTTCGATTTCTTCTGTAGATTCATCGATAAGGTCAATCGTTAAGTCGGTAGCGATTTGAAGGTCGTTTTCAAGAGTTTCCAATTCTGCTTGAGCTGCCTTCAATTGTTCTGACAAGCGGTTAACTTCAGCAAGTTTGCCTTCGTAGGCAGTTTTAATTTGCTGAGCGTTTTGACGTTTGCGAGCATTCTCTCCGTTTTTACCTAACACCTCTTGCTGTTCTGCAATCAGGTCTGCAATGGAAATCAACTCTTTCGGCGCGTCTGGATAATAGGTCTGTTCTTTTGCGAACTTCTCCTTCTGGTCAGCAATTACACCGATAGCATGGCGCTGGTCATATAACTGCTTCTCTTTGATTTCTAATTCGGCTAATTGAGGACCAACCCCGATAATTTGCAAAAGGATGTCAGCTTTCTCTTTAGCTGTGCTATCCATAAATTTCGGGAGGTTGATGGCCAATTCCTCAACGAAACTATCAAGAAGTTGTTGACCGCCTTTATTACCGTTCGGATCAATTACTTTCAGAGAACTATTCTTCCCTTTTCTCTCAACAATCAATCCATTTGACATGGTAATTTTAAGAGAAGGAGGAACGACAGAACCTTCACGAGCTGCCTTGCTAGGTTTAAATCGATTTCCACCCAATGCCCAAGCAATAGAATCTAACACGCTTGTTTTACCTTGGTTGTTATTTCCACCGATTACTGTGAGGCCGGTAGGCGATGGCTCAACCTTGACCGCTTTAATTCGTTTAACGTTTTCGATTTCTAACTTATTTATTGCGATGCTCATTCACTTAATCCTCTTTTTCATTGCGTTTCTTAAATCCAAGAGTTAGCCCAGTGATACCAGCTGCAATCACTACGAGTCCCAGAGTGCTAGCGATACCTTCCTTCTCCCCAGTGTTAGGGAGAACACCACCGTAAACGGTTGTTTTAGGTGTCTCTTTGCTTGCTGGTGCGAAGTTATAAGATACTGTGGCAGATTGTGCCACTTTCTCTTTCGGAGCGTCTACGGGTTTAGGCTCTGCTGGTTTTTCTGGTGTTGGTTCCTCTGGAATGTGCAACTCTGGCAAATCGAGGATAGGTGCGTCGTTTGGAATTACTCCACCCTCGAATGGTGGGAGTTCTCGCACCTCTGGGATTCCCGGAATGCCGCCTTGAAACTCTGGTTTGTAATGAATAGGAGCTTCATTTGGCACTGTGCCGATTGGCTCAGTGTATTCTGGAATTTCAACCACTGGTGGGTCAATAGGGACTACACCGCCTTCAAATTCCGGTTTTTCATACTTCGGAGCGTCGTTTGGTACAGTTCCAATCGGTTCGGTATACTCCGGCAACTCACGGACTTCCGGAATGCCGGGGATACCACCCTCAAATTCTGGGATGTCAACTTTTGGAGCTTCACGGGGGATTTCAAAAGTTGGCTCTGGCTTATTCTCACCAGACGCATCACCCCGACCGCCTACGAGCTGAATTTTTTGGTATGCAACAGAACCATCATTTTCAGCTTTAAGCTCGATTTTGTTAGTCGGGTTTGTACTGTCCTTAACCGCATTTACAAGCTTAGTTTTGTAGTACAAGTAAATCATGTGGTCTAGTCTATCCATTTTTATTTCAAAGCCATGCTCTGATTTTGAGATAGACTTAACTAAGTCCATAGCTGAACCTTTGTCAACCCAAGGATCTAAACTCTCAATATTTTTCACTTCAAAGTAGTTATCAACTAACTTTTGATTATCGCTCATGGTATCAATGATTGATACATAGTTTAGTACACGTTTTGCATAGTTAACACGAGCTGTCCAGTTAATCACTGTAGGGTCTTCTTTGTCTTGAAATCCCCATTTAGCAATCAATTCATCATTGCCAATTACTTGTTCAGAACCAACATTGGCTGTTACTAAAGTCCCATTAAAGTTAACTGTAACTGGTTTTCCTGCTACAACTTTATCTGTCCAACTTGCATCTAGTTTCAAGTTCATGATCTTATTCAAAGGGTGTGATTTGAAATAGTCGTTAAATACAGTAGTTACTTTGTTAGTGGTAGCGTCCGCTGTAGCTTTACCAACTACTGCTTTTTCAGGGTTATGTACATCAAACTCGTAAGAGGTTTGGAATTTCACTTCTTGAGGCAAGTCAAAAGTAACTTTGTCCCCCTCGTTAACCGGCACATTGTCTGGAATTTGAATATCTTTATACTCAACTTCAAACGGGCTATATTTGCCGTTGCCATTAGGGAAAGTAACCTCAACGTTTGGGTTTTCGACATTGATAGTGTCGCCCGATTTAGTAACTGTAGTAGGTGCCGCTGGTGTTTCAGCTACTGGAGCAGTTTCGACTGGCGCTGGAGTTTCAGCCACTGGTTGAGCTGCTTCTGTAGCAATCGGTTGAGATTCTACTGGTGCTGGTGCCAACACTTTTGGTGTTTCCACTGGTGCCACTGTTTCAGAAGGTGTCACCGTAACATTGCCAGCGTTGTCCGCTGTGTACACATTAGCAACCGCTGGTTGTGTATCTGCTACTGGTGCGGCAGTCTCGTCCGCTGATACTTGACCAGCTCCAATCAATAGAGCTGTAGCAAGTGCGAGCGTGCCACAAAGCCCAAAGGCTTTAGTTTTGATGTAGCTAGGTTTTGCGATTGGTTGAGTATTGAAGTTAGACATGATATAATCTCCTTGGTAATTAATTTATCTAGCACGGGCCCTTACCCGTGTTTTTTTAGTGCCTTCAACGTGCACCCATAGCCCCACCGTAGAACATTTCAATGTTTATTAGACTTGTAAAATGGGAATATTAGGAAAAAAGTTTTGTATAGTGTATGGGGAAAATTATGGGTATAAGTACACTCCACGGCAGGGCCATGGCTGCACGTTGAAAGATGTTGTTATTTGATATATTTATTCTTGAGCCTTTCGCTCTTTTCCTCTGGTGTTTC